GTAATTAAACAGCTACCGGTTATTGGAGAAATAGTCTTTATTACTAGAGGACCTTTCCATGGACTTAACGATAACTTCAACAGTCAAAGGATGTTCTACTTTCCTCCGTTTCAAGTGTGGAACTCTGTGAATCACAACGCCTTTCCTAATATGGAAGAATGGGCAAAATTTACGTCTCAGTACAAAAAGAAGCCAAGTTACCCAGGACAATCGCAAACAGACAATGTAGAACTTCCAAAGGGTTATTCGTTTGCAGAAAAGGACATTAAGTCTTTGACTCCATTCGAAGGCGATACTATAATAGAATCAAGGTTTGGTCAGTCCATAAGATTTGGGTCTACTACTCCATCAATGAGGCAGTTTAATCACTGGTCTACTGCAGGAAACAACGGAGATCCTATCATGATCATAAGAAACGGTCAAGGTCAGGTTTCTAATATGGTAGACAAATTTGCAACTACAGTAGAGGACATTAACACAGACCCTTCGTCTATATATTTAACTGCAGGCCAAAAGATAGTATTAAACTCTATCTCGGAATATCCTTTGGACTCCTTCAATAACGTTAACGTACAAGTAGAGGAGCAAAATGTTATCGCGTCCTATTATCAACCTCCAATCTCTAACGATTCCCAAGACGCTGCTAGTCAGGATTCTTTGGTTTTAAATAGCTTACAATAATGTACACACCGCAGTTTCCATATACAGGCAATCAAGCCATCATAACTTCCGATAGGGTTACTCTATTGGCAGACAAAGACTCTGTGTTCGTATTTGGAAGACAGGCAGTCAGTTTATCTAGTATCAATACAGTTAATATAGATGCAAAAACGAGAGTGACCATAAGCTCCCCAATCATAAGTTTGGGCCAAAAGGATGCAGACAAAAATGGAGAACCTGTATTATTGGGAGATACTTTGGTCAACGAACTATTGTTATTGATAGACAGTTTGACCACATTTTTTGAAGAGGCCAAAGACGTTCAATACTCTGTCCCTTCTACTTTAAGAACTAATATAAGTGCTCCGGCCAATTCACTGGCACTTAAATTACCTCAAATAAGAAACGCTATTCAGAACTCTACAAGATCTCAAGTTGTGTTTGTACAAAAAAATAACTTAGGATAATGTCAATAAAAACTATATTTGAAGGGGCTATCAAAACGTCTAACGAGAAAGTTGACGAGTTTAAAAAGAATATCGATCAAGTATTCAATGGAACTCAAGTGCTATCTCCTGGAGAATATAAAACTGCCGGAATTAAGGACAGAATTGCAGACATTGGTATATTGGGAGTGGTTGGTACGGTATCTTCTTTGGACTTGTGTTCTTTGTTGTCCTATCAAGTTAACCTATTAAGAAACATTCAAGGGTATAAGTTCGATCCTAATTCTCCACCAAAGGAAAATTCTTCTCAATTGGTAAAGAAAGCTTACGCTCTTCAATATCAATCTTACGTTATACAATCTACCATAGACGAGTTTATCAAATCAGAAAATAGAGATATTCCCGTTAAAGACTTACAAGATCCTGAAGGCATTATAGTAGATCTTATAAACCAATTGACATTCTTTTTCAATACAAAATACGAGGGATCTATAGCAGATAAGGATCTATTAACCGCGTTCCCTGTATTGTTGGTAAGTAACTTATATTTGAATCAGGCAAAATCGTTCTTTTCTAAATTGGATTTGCCTTCTTTGAAGCAATCCGAAGTTCAAAAAATTATGTTTTTTGTTAATAACACTAGAACGCATTGCATAAAGATTCAGTCAATAAACATATATTCCAGCTACAATTACGCAATTGGACCTGCTTTAGAAGTAATAAATAACGCTGCGAATTCTGTATTACAGAGTCAGCTCAAGCAATTGAATTCTATCATAGGTAACGACTTGTCTAAGTTGGTTCCTATGCTACAAACCATAAGAATACAGCTTTCTGCGATAACCAAATTCTGTCAGGCAATACTATCCACTATTAGAGCGGCTCAGTCCTACGTTAACATCGCAGTAACTTTGGTTAAGACTCTTACAGTAGTCACCGAATTTTTAAAGAGCTTACCAATACCTAACGAATTCACAGTTGTAGGTATCAACGTAAGATTCAGTGATAGCCTAAAAAAGATAAACGATTTCATAGATACCATAGTACAGGATCTTAATTCCATATCAGGACTATTGAAATTATTGAGCTCCGTAGTAGCAGATATTTACATCGATATCCAAACTATAATGAACGATATATCTCAAATTATAAATAATTTAGAGACTTGTAATAACGCTCCAAAAGGTCTAGTGGACGATCTTAAGTCTACGATGAGTACGCTAAAAGACACATCAGATCAATTAAATGCATTCGTTCAAAACAACCAAAACAAAACTACCCAGATCACCAATACTTACGGAGGATACAGTATTCAAATAATCTCAGAAGAGATAACACAGGGTTCCAATAATATACCAAGAAGATACGGTATAGCTTTGGATTCTGACGGAGTTCAAGTGGTAAAAACTACTCCTACCTTTGCTTCAAACGATGCTATTATAGTAGAGGAAGTTAAATTACTTTTGGAGTCCAAGAAGCTAGTAAAAATACCTGTAAGCTCCTTGTCTACCGATCAACAGTCTAGTATAAATGAAGCTTTATCTTACGTTGAAGGTAACACAATCAGCCCTGACGTTTACGTAAACATAAACGATGGATTGGATTCTACAGACAACGAAGACGAAAATAGCGGTCTTGGATTGAACGCATTTATGAACAAGCAAAAGGGTGGTAAAGCATTAAGAAACAGAATGAGACAACAAATGTCCTTGGCAACTGCACAATTACAGCAAAATCTTAGTCAGGCCAACCAGGGATAATTTTAAACAATTGATATTTATACAATATGGCAGTAAAAAAACAAAGCGCTTTAGCTAAATTAAGATTCCTTATTAGAGAGGAAGTTAAAAATGCGATCAGGGAAGAAATGCCCGTTTTGATCATGGAGGCCCTTGCCAAACAAAACAGATTATTAGAGTCAAAGAATAAAAAAGTTTTGGCTCCAATACAAGAAGCGGCAAAACCAGCCCCTAAAAAACCAGTTATACCGGGAACTTTAAACACAAGACCTTTCAATCCAGCTCAGCAATTTCAGCAAGCTCAGAAACCTTTTGCCGGTAAAGATCCTATGAGTCAGTTATTAAACGAAACTGCTTCTGGAATGTTACAAGAGGACGTTATGGCTTTTGGAGCGCCTGAAGTTGGCATGGACGGAATGAGCTTTATGGAAAATATAGACGCTCCTGTAGGAGACGTTAGCGATATGTTGGCTACTTCAAGACCTAGTTCCGCTGTGGAAATGGTTCAAGTAAATGCGGTTCCAGACTTTACGCAGTTAATGCAAAAAATGATGGCAAAAGGAGTAATGTAATATGGCATACGGATTAGTAAAAATACCGGCGTTAGATCTTAAACCTTCGACTTCCTTGGGAGTCAAGATACCTTTTGCTGCGAATAATGTATTCACTCCAGTGTATACCTCTCAGGAACAGACAAAATACAATCTAATCAATTTTTTATTGACCGATGTTAATGAAAGACCTTTTAACTTAAATTTTGGAGCCGGATTAAGAAGAATGCTTTTTGATCCTATCACAAATTATAGCTTGGAAGAATTAAAGTTATCCTTGACAAATAAGTTAGAAGCGTATTTCAAGAATATAACAATAACAGAATTATCCATAACTTCAGAGCCTGACACTCTATCGGTGACAGTATCGGTTAGTTACAGATTAAATAATAACAATCAGCAGGACACTGCAGTGATAAACATACAAAACGCGTAAGATGCCCAATCAGATAGACGTTACATATTTAAACAAGAATTTTACCTCTTTCAAATCGGATTTGATTGAGTACGCTAAATCGTATTATCCAACAGTTTACAACGACTTTAGTCAAGCGTCTCCTGGTACCATGTTCATTGAAATGGCGGCTTACGTTGGAGACGTAATGTCTTTCTATTTGGACAATCAAATACAAGAAACTTTTTTACAATACGCAAAGCAACCTAACAACCTATACACTTTGGCTTATATGCTTGGTTATAGACCAAAGGTTACCTCTGCTGCGGTAGTAAATTTGGACGTTTATCAACAAGTTCCAGCAAAAACAGTGGGTGGACAACCCACTCCCGACTTTAGCTACGGATTGACTATCCAACCTGGGATGCAAGTTCAGTCAAATATTAATAACAGCTCTTACTATTACGTAGGAAATGTTGTTGACTTTACGGTATCTTCTTCGATGAATCCTACGACCGTTTCAGTGTACCAAGTAAACGGAGGTTCGGTACCTACTTCGTATCTGTTAAAGAAATCAACTAACGCAATATCTGGGCAAGTTAAGAACAAGAGCTTTTCTTTCGGATCTTCCCAACGATTCTCTACTGTGGCCATAAACGACTCTAGTATCATACAGATCATAAGCGCCGTTGATTCAAACGGAAACAATTGGTACGAAGTTCCCTATTTGGCTCAAGACTATATATTGACCCCAGTGGCCAATACGGCTGCAAACTACCCGGCTTTGAATCAGTATCAGAATCAAGTTCCTTACATAATTCAAAAGCAACAAGTTCCAAGAAGATTCGTATCTAGATTCACAAGCAACAATACATTACAAATAGAGTTCGGTCCTGGTATCAACTCTGTAGCTGATACTGCTATTTTACCTAATCCTAGTAACGTTAGCGTAGGTTTCACTGGCGGTGGATTGAGCTACTTATCTAGTTCATGGGATCCAACTAACTTTGTTACTACACAAACTTACGGTCTTGCTCCTACTAATACTACCATTACGTTTAACTACTTGGCCGGTGGTGGAGCATCGTCTAACGCTTCCATAGGTGAATTAACAAAAGTAGTATCAGTACAATATACAAGCCAAAATGGTAACACTTCAACTTTAGTAACAAACAACGTAAGTTCTTCAGTTGGTGGCGGAGACGGAGATACAGTAGAGGAATTAAGAATGAATACTTTAGCAGAGTTTCCTACTCAATTGAGAGCGGTAACTCAACAAGACTATTTAGCTAGAGTTTTATGTATGCCTTCAATGTACGGTAAAGTTTCTAAAGCTTACGTAACTAAAAACGATCAGACTTTTTCTAGTTATACAAACGGAGTGCCTGCTCAACAGAATCCATTGTTAATCACTATGTATGTCTTAGGATTGGACACAAACGGAAATTTAGCAACACCTACTCCAGCTTTATTACAAAACGTACAAACCTATATTCAAGACTATAGAATGTTAACAGACGCTGTTAAAATACAGCAGGCTTACATAGTTAATATAGGCGTTAATTTTGATGTGGTAATATTACCTAGCTATAACGGTCAAGACGTAATATCAAGATGTATCACTGCCATTCAGAATTTCTTCGATATAGATAATTGGCAAATCAATCAGCCTATCATATTAACCAATTTGTATTCTTTACTGGATCAAATTCAAGGAGTTCAAACGGTTAAAAATATCACCATAAGCAATTTAGTAGATTCAACTGGAGCTACTTATTCTCAATACGCTTACGATATAGCTGGAGCCACTGTAAACAACGTAATATATCCTTCGTTGGATCCATGTATATTTGAAGTATTGTATCCAAATACGGACATTCAAGGTAGAGTAGTAACATTTTAATAATTAAACAATGGCAGTATACAAAATATTCGCAAGTGCAGACGCAACAATATATTCTTCAGATGTAAGTAAAAATACAGGTCTAGACGAAATATTGGAAATTGGTGTTAAGAATTACGGTGCTACTACAAACGGTACTTATCTGGCCAGCTAT